AAGTCAAATAAATAATGTAATATAAGGAACACAATTATGTCAATTTCAGGTTTAGGAGCAGTTGCAGGTGCAGGAATTTCAGCACTTGGCAACGCAGGCAATTTATTAACTAATATACGATCAGCAACATTACCTAGAGCAGGCGAAGTCGTTGGCGATTTTATGAGTGTAAAAGCAGCATTTGACGATATGGGAATCGATGACTGGCGAGCAAGACTTACGTTGCCAACATGGCCAAGTTTTAGAGGAAGTCCGGTATTAAAACCGCTAGTAGATGCCGGAGGAATGATATTTCCATATACACCAAATATTCAAATATCAAGTTCTGCAAAGTATACTACAGTATCGCCGATTCACTCAAATTTTAATTTTCAAGCATTTCAACATAGCGATCCAGGTACTATTACAGTTACTGCGCCAATGAATGTTGAGGATACTACGCAAGCATTATATTGGATTGCTGCATTACATTATTTTCGATCAATAACTAAAATGTTTTCTGGTAATGATCCAAAAGCAGGAAACCCACCACCAATTGTAATGTTTAATGCATATGGAAGTTATGTGTTTAGTAATGTACCAGTTGTTATAACATCATTCAGTACTAACTTTACTGCAGAATGCGATTATATACCAGTTGCTACTGTAACTAGTAAAGCGGGATTAGTTGCAGGAATGGCAGATGCAGCAGGTCAGGTATCTAGTGCATTTGGTTTAAACGGAGTCACTGATATTTTTGACGGCATATCTGAAGTTGCACAGTTAGCAAATTCATTAGGTACAGGCGGCACAAAAAAAGACGGGACAGCATATGTTCCTACTAAATCGTCGTTTACTATAACAATGGTACCTGCGTATAGTAGAACAAGTGCTCGCAAGTTTAGTTTAGATAATTTCGTCGCAGGCGGATATTTAAATAACAGTTTTGGATATTTATAATATGGCATCATATAGCAATACAAGTCCGTGGTTTAGAACCCCTATAACACAAGGATATTTAGGTATATTAAAAATACGTCCGGTTGCAGAAGAAGTATCGGATTTTTTATATACGATTGAATCTCAATATACACATCGTCCTGATCTATTAGCGTTTGATTTATACGGCACTTCTGCATTATGGTGGGTATTTACGCAGCGTAATTTAGATGTAATACAAGATCCAATATTTGATTTTGTACCAGGAACGAAGATATATATTCCGCAATTTAGTAAATTAAAAATATCATTAGGAATATAATATGGCTTCAATACTTGACTCAGCAACAACAATGGTAAGCGACGCAGCGTCATCTGCAATTGATAGTATCTCAGATTTTGCATCATCAATTAGTACTAAATTTAAAACATTTTCAGAAATATCACTACCGATTGCAAATCCGTTATTTGATTATGCAACATTTAATTACATATTAGGTATTGGTGTGTTAACAGATACTGATTTAGCATTTCCGGATAAGTCATACTTAATAAATCGGACATTACCGTCAGATAAACCTATACCGCTAATTGCTAAAACTGCAGGAATTGATCCAAATAATCGGATTAATACTCCATACGGGAAGTTTGATTTTTTTATAGATCATTTAGAACTAAGTGCAAGCATTGGATTTGAATCCGGTAACAACACAAATACTGTTCAGTTATCATTTGATATTCAAGAACCGTATAGTATGGGATTATTTTCTATAGCATGCAACCAAGCCGCATTAGAAGCAGGACATAAGAATTGGAGAGATGCTCCGTTTCTATTAACAGTTGAGTTTCGCGGTAACACTGAAACTGGTGTACTTGCTAATATACCGGGCACTTCAAGGTATATTCCATTCAAGTTTACAAATATGAGTATGACTGTAAACCATACCGGTTGTGTATATCATTGTAATGCAATGGCATATAATCAATCTGCACTTAGTACAAAACATGCTGTATTAACAAATGACATTTCGGTTAAAGGTAAAACAGTACAAGAAATTTTGCAAACAGGTGAAAAAAGTTTACAAGCGGTATGGAATAAACGATTGCAGCAATTTAAAGATGATAAAATTATAGAAGTTCCGGACGAGGTTATCATAGTTTTTCCAAATGATATTGCATCAGAAAGCACAGATGCAACTGCTGATGAGTCAGGAGATTCAAGCGGCACTGCGACTACTGTAGGATCAACTGACATATATTCAAAAATTGGCGTAACAAAAAGTGCAATTAACCAAACGCAAGTACAGGATCCTGCTAATTGTAATATGTTAGGTAAAGCGTCTATGGGATTTGGACAAGAAAAACCTGCAGATTCTCCATACGGAAAAGATAACAATGTTTATAATGAAGAATGGAAAGTGTATGTGCAAGCAAATAATGTTCCAGATTTTACAGTAAGTGATTTTAAATTTAGTCAAGATACTGATATTCCAAATGCGATTAACCAGGTTCTATTGCAAAGTAATTATCCGCACGGCGCATTTGATTCTAAAAGCATCACACCTGAAGGTTATCGTAAGTGGTGGAGAATAGATGTACAACTTTATAATGTATCATCTGATGCAAATTTAAAATCTACAGGAGTTAAACCTAAAATTATTGTATATCGAGTAGTTCCATATAATGTACATGAGAGTTCCGGAGTAATGCCAAACAATGTTAAACCTCGAGGCTACGACAAAATGAATGTAGTTAAGGTATACAATTATATCTATACTGGGAAAAATGTTGATATTAAAAAGTTTGAAATTAAAATTGAGAATACATTTCAAGCAATGATGAATGCTGATGCAGGTAAATCTTCACAAGACATAAAAGAAGCCGCTGAAAACGGCGGGTTTTTATCAAAAGTCGCTAATATGTTTTCGTTGGTAGGTACTGATCCAGAAGACGGTGTTACTCCTACACAAACATCATATTCTACTACTAAAACTGACACTGATCGATTAGGCGGCGGTGGGTCTGAGACTGTTGCAAATCGAATAGCACGAAATTTTCATGATCAAGTATGTAGCGGAATGGATATGATAATGTTGGATATGGAAATCATCGGAGATCCGCATTGGATAGTTCAAAGCGGAGTTGGTAATTATACATCACAACAGACTCAGTTTCCTACATTAAATGCAGACAGTAGTGTAAATTACCAAAGTGGTGAAGTTGACATTATTGTTAATTTTAGATGCCCGATTGATATTAATCAAGCAACTGGCATGGACGATTTTACCGGTGGAGCACCGACATCAGAACTAATGCAATTTAGTGGACTATATCGAGTAAATCAATTAACAAGTTTGTTTAATCGCGGTGATTTTACACAGGTATTAAAAGGGCAGCGTAGGAAATTGCAAGAAGCAACAACCAAAGACGAGCCAGATCCATCATTTAGTACTGATAGTTTTACATTTGACGGAACACCGTCGATTGGATCGATAATTGATAAAGTAACAAACTTGTTTTAACTAATTAGGATTATAATGAAACACAACAATTTAGAATCATCACCGAAGTCGCAACCAGCTTCTAAACCAGGACCATTTTTAGCTAAAGTTATTGGGCATTTAGATCCTAGTTTTATGGGTGGATTAGAAGTTGAAATTTTAAGACCAGTTGGGAATACCTCAGCTGAAGGCCAATTGCATCAAGTAAAATACATGAGTCCATTTTATGGAGTCACTGGTGTTGATTACACAGTAAAAGAACCAGATGATCACAATAATACACAGAAAAGTTATGGCATGTGGATGATTCCGCCTGATCCGGGTACTACTGTTGTTATTATTTTTATTGATGGAGATCCAAAGCGTGGGTATTGGATCGGATGTGTTCAAGACGAAAATATGAACTTTATGGTTCCTGGATTAGCCGGAACTGCAAATGCAGTTACACCAAAAAAAATTGACGGGGTAGTAACTCGATCGCCGGTATCTGAATACAATAAAAAATCAAATACAACTACCGGTGATGCTACTAAGTTTAAAAAACCGGTGCATCCTATTGCAGATGCTATGGAAAAAGCAGGTTTATTGCTAGACGACATTCGTGGAATAACAACTAGTAGTGCAAGACGAGAAACACCGAGTGCAGTATTTGGTATATCAACTCCTGGCCCATTAGATAAAAAAGGCAAACAAGGCACTATTGGAAAAAAAGAACACGAAATTAAAAATGCGTATGTAAGTAGATTAGGTGGTACTACGTTTGTAATGGATGACGGAGATGATAAAGTTCTTCGTAAAACTCCGGCTAGCGAAGGAAAACCCGATTATGTTAGAGCAGACCAGGGAGAAAAAGGTGGAAATGTTGGTATACCGCACAACGAATTAGTTAGACTCCGCACTCGTACAGGTCATCAAATTTTATTGCACAATAGTGAAGATTTAATTTATATTGGTAATGCAAAAGGTACTGCATGGATTGAATTAACAAGTAACGGTAAAATTGATATCTATGCAGAAGACTCTATTAGCATCCATACTGCTCAAGATTTTAATTTTTATGCAGGGCGAGATATAAACTTTGAAGCTGCTAAAAATATTAATATGAAAGCAGGTGCTGAGTTGCAAATCGAAGCTGGCAAAGATTTAAATATTGTAATTGGCGGCGATGGCAAAGTTACAACTACCGGTGGACTTGATATTAATACTACTGGTAGTAATAAATTTACTGCAGCTGGATCAACTGAAATTAAAAGTGGTGGGAATCACATCGAGTCTGCATCGCAAATTCATATGAACGGGCCAGGCGCAGGTGCAGCTAAATCTGCTAAAAAGTTAAAGATACATGCATTACCTACTGAAGTAAAAGGTGGAACAATAAATTCAATAATGCGTCGGATACCAACTCACGAACCGTATCCACAGCATGAAAATTTAGATCCGTTAAAGTTTAATGCTAGTGCAACTAACCGAGATATTGATGGTCGAACTGAAGGTACTAGTCAAACATTGAAAGAACCAGCAACATTATGGAAAATATATACATCTATAATAGAAACATTTAATAAAGTAAAGGGAGGAAAATAATGAGTTTATCAATGTATGATAGGATTACATTACCGGCATTTGCTAATAAACCGGAACTAGTAAAACCAAAAACTTATAAAGGATTTAGTACAGTTAATACACAATCAGAACAATACAGCTTGTATGATTTTGAATTAATTAAACAAGATATACAAAATCATTTTCATGTTAGACAAGGTGAACGATTAATGCAACCGAATTTTGGCACTATTATTTGGGATCTGTTGTTTGAACCATTAACTAATGAAATAAAAGACATGATTTTGCGAGATATTAACAATATCATTAATTATGACCCTCGAGTACAAATTGGTGATGCAATAGTAACAACTTATGAAAGTGGGATACAAATTGAATTCTCGTTAACTTTTACTCCATATAACGTTACTGAAAAAATAAAAATGCGATTTGATCAACAACAAGGCCTGTAGCATAATAAACTATACGGTTTATGTTAATTAATAAATATCATTATTAGGATAACATCATCATGAGTGCAACTGACAGACAAAA